GCTAACAACTAATAGGGAGAAGGACCACTATGTCCAATTACGACTACGAGGACGACGACTCAGATCTAAACGATTTGGGTAATGATCTCGTCAAACAACTGCGTAAAACAAATAAGCAAAAGGAAAAAGAACTAGCCGAACTAAAGGCACAGTTTGAATCCTTATCTAAAGCGCAAAGAGAACGAACAATCAAGGATGCCCTCGAACGTCGCGGGGTAAATCAGAAAATCGCTGCGTTTATCCCACAGGATATAGACCCAACTGAAGAGTCTGTATCTAATTGGCTGACAAACTATGCCGATGTATTCGGACTAGAACTTGTCCAGCAAAACCAGACACCTAATGTAGATCCAGCTCAGGCTGCTGCATACCAGAAGATGACAAACACAGTTGACCAGGCGGCTTCGCCTGAGCCAACAGAAGATGTGATGCGTCGTCTGATGAATGCACATACCAAAGAAGAGCTAGATGAAGTCATTAGAACATCTGGACTCTAACACTCGATCCTAACAAAAACGAAAGGAAGGTGAACAAATGGCAACTCCAGCCGGTAGCCCTACCACTGTCAGTTCTATTTCGAACCTCGTCCAAACAGCGTACGATCAGTACGTTCGTATGGCACTTCGCTCCATTCCAGTAATGCGTGCGATTGCTGATGTAAAGCCAGTTCAGCAAGCAATGCCAGGATCATCAGTTGTATTCTCAATCTATTCAGACCTTAGTGCAGCAACATCTACACTAACTGAAACATCTGATGTATCTTCAATTGCTCTTGGCAACCCATCACAGGTAACTGTGACACTACAGGAATACGGTTCAGCCGTAACCACAACAAAGAAGTTATCACTAACTTCATTCAACGACGTAGACTCAGCACTAGCTGACATCATTGCTTACAATGCTGCAGATTCTATTGACTCTATCGTTGCTTCAGTTCTAACAGGTGGCACAAACGTCATCTACGCAGGAACTGCTACAAACCGCGCAGGTATCTCATCAACAATGACAATCTCTGTTGCTGATATCCGTGAGGCTGTAACACAGCTTCGCTCAAACAAGGCATTGCCTCGTATTGGCGAACTATATGCTGCATACCTACACCCACGTCAGTCTGCTGACCTACGTGCTGAATCAGGTACTGGTGGATTCCAAGAACTCACAAAGTACGTTGAGCGCACACCGTTCGTCGCAGGTGCAGTTGGAGTAATCGAAGGTGCATTCGTAGTTGAAACACCTCGCGTTCCATCTGTTGCATCAACAGTAACTGTTTATCAGGGTGTTGTTGCTGGTCGTGAAGCACTTGCAGAAGCAATGGCTCAGGACATCTCAACTGTTATCGGTCCAGAGATTGACGCTTTGCGTCGTTTCCGTACCATCGGTTGGTACTATATGGGCGGCTTTGCTCGCCTACGCGAAGCGGCTCTATACCGCATCGAGTCTGCTACATCAATCAACTAGTAGTTGGCTGACTGCAGGGCAGGAGCAATCCTGCCTTGTGGTAAGCCCACTAAGGAGAGTTAATGTCTTATCAACTAATTACACCTTGGAACGCTGAGACGTGGATCGTAGACGGAACCTACGCCTCCCCCTATGCACGTCTTGCTGCACGTCCTGCGCCACAAGGTGGTCGCATTACAGACATAGGACGTGGCATTACATTATTAGTAACAGGTACTACTGTTGCTGAGAACAGAACACCAAGCCAAGATGATCTAGCAGATGCAGATGCCTACTACCTCGGTGGGCATACCTACGTGCTAGATGATGCTGAGGCACAAATCCTTATCAACGCCGGATATTCGGAGTACCTAACCCAACTATGACACGTAACGATAACTGCACATCAAGTTGCAAGACACAAGACCATAGCAACTATGGCGATTGTATTAGACAGAATACTCCTATGTTTAATGGGGTTACACCTACTAAAGATGGCTGGGATCAGTCTAAGGTTAAGCGTGATGAGAAAGAACTCAATGCTTACTACGGCGCAGTGCGCCAAGGTATAGAGCCACGCTCAACACGTATGGAAGATATCAAGGCAGCAGAGATAATCAGTAACGAAGGTGGCAAAGCCTTCGACGGAACAACACTTACATTCAAGGAGTAGAAAATGCCAGTTAACAACCCAGAAGCATACGGTAAGGGACAAGCAAAGCAAGAGTTTGTAGAGTCTGATTACCAGCCATACCCAGTCGTACAGCCAGTATCACAGATGAAGTTTGACTCATACGACAAGCTACAATCAGGTGCATACGGTAAGCCAGCACCAAAGCAGGGGTAATGATGAAGAAGAAGGCAGCCAAGACTAAGGTCGAGCAGGTTATGGGCGAATACAAGCGTGGAACCCTTCACTCAGGTAAAGACCCAAAGGGTCCTAAGAAGGCACCAGTTGTTAAGAACCGCCGCCAGGCAATCGCAATTGCGCTCAGCGCAGCAGGCAAAGCAAAGAAGAAGTAAATGGCAAAGAAAGATCCTCGCTTAGAGCGAGCAGGAGTTGCTGGCTTTAACAAGCCTAAGCGCACACCTAACCATCCTAAGAAGTCACACGTAGTTGTGGCTAAAGAGGGAGATCAGGTAAAGACTATCCGTTTTGGACAGCAAGGCGTTACAGGTGACAAGAAGCCTACGGCTCGTCAAGCATCTTTCAAAGCTCGTCACGCAAAAAACATTGCTAAGGGCAAAATGTCTGCAGCATATTGGGCTAACAAGGAGAAATGGTGAAAAAGAAAACAGCATTCTGGGACAAACCAAATCCTAACAAGAAGTCAAAGCCTTTAACACCTGAGCAGAAGAAGCAGGCAAAGGCACGTGCCAAGGCAGCTGGGCGACCATACCCAAACTTGGTTGACTCGGCAGCAGTTGCAAGAAAAAAGTCTAAGTAAAACAATCTAAGGAGAAACAATGTCACTAGGAACTCTGGGTAGCACACTTAACGATGAATTGAACCGTTTAGCAAATGGCGGTACATATCGTGATAGCGGTGCTATGGTAGATGAGGCACTTGCCGCAAAGCAATGGGCTAACCGTGAAAACATTTCTCCTTACTCAACAGATACAGTAGGAGTGCTCAATGAAATTGCAGGGCTGGGTCTTGATAAAAAGAATTGGCTTGATTTTAACGGCGTATGTAATTACATCGCTGGTACTTCTGGCTTACCTGCAGCAGCAGCTCTCCGACAAATCTACCCAACCACCGATCTCCTAACCGGTGTTGCTTCCTACTATGTAGATGCTGCTACTCCTACCAACTGGGGAAGCCTTGGCTATGTAAGACTCAATGGATTGTCTGGCAGTTATATGACTGCACAAAATACAGCGCCAATGCGTATTACTGGCGATACTGACTTGAGAGTCAGAGTCGCTATGGATGACTGGACCCCAGGTGCGGATGCAGTATTTATTTCTAGATGGGCAATTACTAGTGACCTTTATTTTGGAATAAATGCTACTGGGTTTTTGCAATTTTGGTGGCACGACAATACAACTAATAGATTTGTTAGTAGCACTGTAGCAACAGGCATTACAGATGGAACTGTCAAATGGGTACGTGCCACTATGGATGTAGACAACGGTGCCTCTGGCAATACGGTTACCTTTTTCACCTCAGATGATGGCACAACTTGGACACAGTTGGGCGCTCCAGTTGTTAGTGCTGGTGTTACATCCATAAGAAGCGGAACCGCTCCATTTGGAATTGGCTCAAACTCTCTTGGTGGCACACTAAGCGCACAGAATTTCTACAATATACAAATGCTTGATGGTATTAACGGCACTGTTGTATTCAATATGGATGTAGCATCAAATTACAAATCATCTAACTTAGATACCTTTACTGCTACAACTGGTCAAACAATCTCTGTGTTTGGAAACCCAGCAAATACTATTACTAACTATGGTACTGCTGGCTCACTACTACCAACTACTGTTGGCTCTAGCACTGCTGCAGACTCTAACGATCCTAAGTTCCTAGCCCACGATGGCACTAATTATATTTACAGCCCTGGAGTTACTGGAAATACTGTGTCAGTTCCAAACTCAGCAGCATTACAAATTACTGGTGACCTTGATTTACGCGCCTATGTTGCGCTAGATGACTGGACACCAGCAACAACAATGTGGCTTGTCTATAAAATAGTTGCTGCAGACGGTTATGCTTTAGCAATTAACACTAGTGGAACTTTGTCCATATATTACAATGGCAGTACAATTAAAACAAGCACTGTAGCAACTGGCGCAGCAGATGGTTCTGCTCTTTGGATTCGTGCAACACTTGACGTAAACAATGGTGCATCAGGTAGCGATGTTAAGTTTTACACATCGCCTAACGGAACTACTTGGACACAGTTAGGTACAACAGTAACAACTGCTGGTATTGTAACTATTGCAACTGGTACAGATGTTTTATCCGTTACCACTAATCCATTTATTGGCAAGATGTACCGCGCCCAAGTTTACTCAGACATTACAGAGACTAACAAAGTCCTCGATGTGGACACCTCAGTTATCACTGCAGGATCAGCTACATCCTTTACCGCAGTTACTGGTCAAACAGTTACCATCAACCGTTCCACCTCTGGACGCAAGACTGTTGCTGTAACTCAACCTACTTGGCTCTTTGGTACTGATGACTATATGGAAGTCAACAACCGCTATATGGCTCATTCAACTTCAGCCGAGAACTATGTCTACCTTTCAGGTGCTAACGGCAACTATATGTCTGTTGCGGATAATCCACCTTTGGATATCACAACTGACTTAGACTTGCAGGTTCAGGTAGCCCTTGACGACTGGACTCCTGCTGCTAACAGTGCGCTACTTTACAAGTGGGATAATGCTGGTTCCTCTGCAGCATATGGACTAAGAGTTAATGCAACTACTGGTCGTCTTATTTTACTATGGACAGAAAATGGAAGCACTGTAAAGTCTGCTACTTCATCAGTTTCACCAACTGTAACTGATGGTGCTACTCTTTGGGTACGAGCAACGTTAGACGTAGACAATGGTGCTTCTGGCAACGACGTTAATTTCTTTACATCATCTGACGGTACAACTTGGACTCAGTTGGGTACAACTGTAACTACAGCAGGAGTTACAAGCATTTACTCTGGTACTGGTCAAGTTGAGATTGGTGGATTTGCTGGTGGACTTTCTCCATCAAAGGGTAAGTTCTTCCGTGCAATTATTAAGAACGGTATTGATGGCACAATAGTCCTAGATGCTGATGCCTCAGTCATTACACTGCCATCTCAGACTACATTTGTAGACCGTTCAAGCAATGCCTACACAGTTACTATCAACAAGTCTGGCGTTGGTACATTCGTATCTACTGGCAACTATCTGTATCTGCCTGGTATTGCAGGTAACTGGGCAACAGCACCTGACAGTGCTGCACTTGATATTACGGGTGACATTGATTTACGTTGCAAGGTTGCGTTTGATGATTGGACTCCTGCAGCCATATCTGGAATCTTAGGAAAAGATGACACTGGCGCATCTGCTTATTACTTACGCTTAGAAACAAATGGAACTTTAACGTTTTTATGGGTTGATTCATTAAGTACTACCAATCAACGAACTTCTGATGTTTTGACAATAGCAGATGGTGCAACTAAGTGGGTTCGCGTAACTCTCGATGTTGACAATGGCGCTGCTGGAAACACAACAACCTTCTTCACATCCGATGACGGTATTACTTGGACACAGTTAGGAAGTGCTCAAACAGTTGCAGTCGTTACCAATATCAGAGTAACTGCTGGACAATTCAACATTGGTAATCAAAGAACAGGAACAAGTCTTGCCCGTGGCAAGTTCTTCCGCGCACAGGTACTCAACGGTATCGGTGGCACAGTTGCCTTCGATGCTAACTTTGAGTCAAGCATTACCAGCCTATTGCAGACATCATTTACTGAATCCTCAACTAATGGTGCCACTGTAACAATCAACCGTTCTGGTAGCACATACCGCAGTGCTGGTGTTATTGATGCTGGTTACCTCTACCCAGGAGCAACTAACACCTTTGCTTTGAGTACTATTGATTACTTAAAGTTTGGATTAACTGATTCCTTTACAGTACTTGCTGTATTTAGACAATGGGCAACTACAGCAGATAAGAGAATTATATCAACTGTTGGAACTCTTGGCGGTTATACAATAAGCCAACTAAGTTCAAATAGAGCATACTTCCAAGTAACTGATGCAACGGCATTTCCAACAGCCACAGTAAATGTAACCGATGGAAGTTTAACAACATTAACTGGTGTTAGAAATGTTACTGCTGACACCATTGCTGCATATGTTAACACCGCAGCACCTGTTTCTACAACTGATACTAATACTAAATCAACAAGTAACAATATTGATAATTTTAGAATTGGAAATCAAACAGGAGCCGTTTATGCTGATATGGAATTTATCGGTGCAGCAGTATTCCGCAGCATTCTTACTGCAGCTCAGATCCGTCAAGTCGCTAACTACTTTGCTAACCGAGAGGCATACCTATAATGGGAACACTACGTTCAACTGAGGTTGTATTCATTCCTAATGAAGATCCTGACCTGCCAGATACAGCTGTGCCTGCCTGCCAAGGGCTAGTCATCAACGGTGTTCTCTTGGGAGAACCTGTGGAAATTGACGGAGATCCCAACACCTATGAGTGGGATGATGGCGCTTTCCCTACCGGCGTGGTATACCCAGATGGAACCGTAGTTCCAGATGAAGAGCCTGTATAGTATATTTACTATGAAGCCAAAGATTGCGGTTTATGCTATTGCAAAAAACGAGAGTAAGCACGTAGCACGCTGGCTAACATCTAGCCTGAAGGCTGACTATCACCTGATAGCAGATACTGGTTCTACAGATGAGACAGTTGCCATAGCCAAGTCCCTTGGCATCAATGTTATAGAGATCAAGGTTGAGCCTTGGCGCTTTGACACAGCAAGGAACCTGAGCCTAGATGCCCTGCCAGATGATATTGACTACTGCGTAGCCCTAGATATGGATGAGGTGCTAACTCCAGGCTGGCGTGAGCAGCTTGAGAAAGCCTACTCAGAGGGCATAGAACGCCCACAGTACCGCTTTATAACCTCGTGGGATGAAAAGGGTAAGCCTCTTACAGAGTTCGACGGATTCCGTATCCACAAGCGTCACGGTATGACCTGGGTCCACCCTATCCACGAGGTGCTTAGGTGTCTAGAGGGTGAAGACAAGCACAAGGTTTATCCTTTTGAGATTCACCACCTACCAGATAACTCTAAGCCAAGGCACTACCTGAAGCAGTTAGAAGATGCTGTGAAAGCTGATCCTAATGCCCGTAACTTGTACTACCTAGCCAGAGAATACTTTGGTCACAGCAAACTGGACAAGGCACAGAAGGTAATCAAGCGATACTTAAAGGTATCTGAGTTTGCAGCAGAGCGATCCTATGCAATGCGGATGCTAGCCAAGTGTGAGGCACACAAGCAGGAGCATTGGCTCCTTGCCTCAATGGAAGAGTATCCCAGTCGTGAGTCAGTACTGGCTCTGGCTAACTACTATTACAACAACCAACGCTGGGCAGAGTGCAACTATGTTGCCAAGCGTGGATTAGATTTCAAAGAAAGATCATCAGAGTTTCTATCAGAGAACTGGGCGTGGGGTCATATGGGTTATGACCTTGTAGCTGTCTCTGCGTGGAAACTAGGTAAGTACCAAGAAGCCTACGAGTATGGTCAGCAAGCAGTTCTTAAATCACCTCACGATGAAACTTTACAGAATAACCTCAAGTCCTATCAGGAGAAAATAGATGCCAACGTTTAACGATATGGTCAACGAAGTACGCTCCAACCTACAAGGGTACACACTTCGTCAGGACCGCTTAACATACCTTGCCAATACAGGTGGCATTAACACTACTGATACAAGCATTGAGGTTGGTTCATCTAACAACCTTGCTAAAGGCATCATTGAAATTGATGACGAACTAATCTGGATTGACTCCTTTGATAAGGCAACCAGCACAATGAACGTTATCCCTGCAGGCTTTGGTCGTGGCTATCAGGGAACAGATGCTGCATCTCACGCACAATACGCTCAGGTAATCCTATCTCCAACATTTCCACGTCAGAACATCAAGCGTGCAATCAATGACACTATCAACTCATTCTTTCCTAAGCTCTGGGGCGTAGGCTCGACAACCTTTACCTTCAACGCAAGCCAGACTGCATACTCACTGCCAGCAGAGGCTGAGTCTGTCATCTATGCCTCTTGGCAGACAACAGGTTCTAGCCTTGAGTGGTTGCCTATCAACCGCTGGCGTATGGACCCAATGGCAAATGTGACTACATTTGGTACCAACAACACCATTAACATTTATGAGAACATCCAACCAGGTAGAACTGTTCAGGTCTTCTACACCAAGGAACCTACCGTTCTAGCAAATAACGGTGATGACTTTGCATCAGTAACAGGACTACCAGCATCAGCCTATGATGTGGTCATTCTTGGTGCTTCATACAAGTTGCTCTCATTCCTTGACCCAGGTCGTATCAACTTAACATCAGCTGAGGCTGACCTTAACGATTCAAAGATTCCATCCAATGCAGGTGTTGGTGCATCTCGTTATATCTATGCTCTTTACCAACAGCGTCTTAATGAAGAAGCACTTAAGCTACAAGACAAGTTCCCAATCCGAATCCATTACACCAAGTAAGGCAGAGAAAACGTGACTAGAAAATACTCATCAATAAGCGTAGAGACAACACTACAAACAGGTATCGGTTCTGGCGATACAACTATCACTGCTCCTTCCTCATCTGCTGTTACTTTGCTACTTGGTGGAGTATCACTTGCTGCAGGTAACGTTGACCAGTTCACAGTGGTCATTGACCCAGACACAGCCAACGAAGAGATCCTATTTGTCACTGGAGTATCTGGTGCCAATATGACAGTAGTGCGTGCTCGTGCTGGAACTGCTGCAGTTGCTCACACAGCAGGTGCAGTCATCCGTCACTCATTGACTTCAGATGACTTGACTTACTACACAACAGGTGTGGACTCAGCAGCAACGGCTGCAGGCACATTGACCTTTAGCAACAAGTCAATCTCACTTGGTACTAACACAGTAACTGGTACTACAGCAGAGTTTAATACTGCGCTAACAGATAACAACTTTGCTACCTTGGCAGGTGTAGAGACTCTGACTAACAAGACTCTGACTACACCTGTATCTAGCATTGCAATCAATGCTCAGACAACTGCTTATACATTGGTAGCCACAGACAAGAGCAAGCTGGTCACTATGACATCTGCTACTGCTGCTAACTTCACAGTTCCACCAAGCATCTTTGCTGCAGGAGATATCATCTATGTAGCACGTCTGGGTGCAGGTACTTGTTCTCTGACTGCAGGTGCTGGAGTAACTATCAACACCACACCAGGTCTAAGCCTACGCGCTCAGAACTCAACAGCAGCTCTTATCTGCACAGCATCTAACACATTCTTGGCTACTGGAGATCTTTCTTAATGCTCAACCTACTGGCATTTATTGGTAACTATGTATCACCGGTGACAACCACAACAACCACTACGGCTGCGCCTACGACTACTACAACTACCACTACGCCTGCGCCAACAACTCCAGCGCCAACTACAACGACCACAACTACTACAACAACTACCACTACGACTACCACAACAGCACCAACTACAACTTGGTACTGCACTACAATTCTTGGTGGTCGTTATACTTCATCTACAGATGTATCTGAAGCCTGTGTAGTAGCCTGTTCTACTAGCGGATACCCAGGCGAAGTGCCTTGTTAGGAGTTTAGATGTCAGATGTTAAGCCTTGGGATATGTTCAATGGAACACCAAGGGCCACAAAGGAAGAGACTGAACGCAGGTTTAATATCTGTCAGGCTTGTCCAGAGTTGGTAGAGTTAACATCCACCTGTAAGCAGTGCGGTTGCTTTATGTATATGAAGACCAAGCTACAGCCTGCTACCTGTCCGTTAGGAAAATGGTAATGGCATCTATATTTGTACAGATAGCGTCCTATCAGGACTTTGAATTACCCAAGACAGTTATAGATGCAGTAGAGAAAAGCAGTGGCAACCACGTTATCTGCTTCGGTGTTCATAACTGTGTAGTTGAGAACCATCAGATCTTTATACCGATGGTGCCTAACTTTAGGATGCAAGAGAGCCAAGCGCCAGAGAACATTGGCGTAGGTCTAGGTAGAAGTATAGCTAATTCACTATACAACGGTCAGGACTACTACCTACAGGTAGATGGACATACCAGGTTCTATCAGAACTGGGATGAAGAACTCATCCGTAACATCTTAGAGATGCAAGCACAAGGTATTAAAAAGCCATTGCTGACTGCATATCCTTCTTCGTATTCATACAACAACAGTCTGAAAGAACACTGTGATTGGGATAGATCAGTTACCAGTATATCTTTTGCAGAAAAGCCTGAGCAGTTTGAACAGACTCTGATACCTAGCCAGCTAGCAGTACCCAGTGAAGGCGGCATCAAGCAGACTTCTATATCTGCTGGTTTTATCTTTACTCTAGGTGAGTTTGCCTATCTTGGCTTTAACGAAAAGATTATGTTCTGGGGAGAAGAGATCCTCATAGCATCTCGTGCTTATACCAATGGCTTTGACTTGATGATTCCAGATAAGCAATATATCTATCATCTCTACTACGACCACAGTTCAGTATTCCAAAAGAACCTACGCAGACACGTATGGAAAGACTATCCAGACCAGTATCACGCCAAGGATCTTGAGTCCAAGGCTGAGGTCTATGACATCTTATCTACTGCTCGCATAGGTAAAGATGCGCTAGGTACTCAACGCACGTTAGATGAGTACGGTCAGTATGCAGGTTTAGATTTTAAGAATAAGGCAGTAATAATCAAAGGAGAATAAATGGCAACCGAGTTCGACATTACGGATCCAATCCCATATCCATTATCGAACCCAGCAGGTGCTACGAACTTTTCAGCAACTGGTGTTGCATACGATGTAGCCTTTGCAAGCAATCCATTTTTTATCGGAGCATCCGATGAGACACCCTATCGTCGCGTAACAGCGCAGTATCGCAAGCAACAGATTGACCAGTCCAGAGAACCAGGTGAGCAGACGCTTACCGGTTGGTGGACTCGTAGCCAGTCATCCTTTCATCAGGGAGCAGGCATCAAGTTCTTTGAGCCACAGCAAGATGAGTCCCTGCGATTTCAATTCACAGAGTCTAAGGGTGTAGATGTCTGGACTAAGGGACAGGTTAGCCTGCTCAACAGCACAGTTAGGGCTAGGGCTTCAGCATCAACTAACTTATACCTAGTTGGTGCTAGAGACAATACTAATAACGTAGATGCAATTGTCTTTACTGAAGGAGTTGATCTCAAGAAACTCACTATGAGCGGTGATACACCTACCGTTACTACTTATACTTTAACAGCAGCTCCACACACACTTGATTTTATGGCTTTAACCTCTGATGGAACCAGATACTTTGCTGCAGATAATGACAAACTTCATAGAGGTAATATCTTTGGCTCTACATCTGATGGTCATATCTACGATCTTGATGGTCCAGTTACCACAGTAGCACTGCGTTATGCAAAGCAACGTTTGTTAGCTGGCGTAGGTAGAAAGTTATATGAATTAGATTCTAACAAGACACCCACTGCAGGTGGTCACGCTTTACCTACCGAACTTTATACACACCCAAACCCATCGTGGATATGGACAACCATATCTGAAGGACCTGCTGCTTTCTATGTTGGTGGCTATGCTGGATCTCAATCATCTCTATACAAGATTACATTAGATACTACTGCTACTAACTCTCTTGGATTCCCAGAACTTAATGCACCTACTGTTGTAGTTGATCTACCAGAGGGTGAGATAATCAATGCCTTTGATGTATACCTTGGTACCTTTGGAGTTCTTTGCACTAACAAGGGTGTAAGAGTTGCGTTGGTATCTGCCGATGGTGACATCAGTTATGGACCATTGCTAGTAGAGACAGAGTGCAAGAGCGTAACCTTCAAGGATAGATTTGCTTATGTAACAACCTTGCAAGGTACTGAGTCAGGTCTAATTCGTATTGATCTATCACAGTCAGTAGTTTCTAATAGCCTTGTCTTTGCCTATGCTTGGGATGTTTGTGCAATCGGTGAGACTGCTAACCCAGTATCTACAGACTTCCTTGGTTCTACCGATAGAGCTGTCTTTGCAGTACCAGGTGATGGAATATGGATTGAGTCATCAAGTATTAAGGTACCATCTGGGTACTTACGTACAGGTTTTGTGCGCTATAACACAACAGAGAATAAAATTTTTAAGATTATGCAGACACGTGCAGATAACACCTACGGTTCTGTATCTGTAGATTCTATTACAGAAGATGATACCTATTACCGCATTGGTTCCTTTGGACAAGGAGTTGCTATCAGCGATGTCAATATCAGCTTCCCAACTTCTGCTGTTGAGTTCCTAGGATTCCAGTTTAACTTCACCCGTTCATCTACAGATACAACACAAGGTCCAGTCTTTACTGGATACCAGGTTAAGTCACTGCCAGCAGTACCACGTCAGCGATTGATTCAGTACCCAGTGTTCTGCTATGACCACGAGAAGGACCACTATGGAGTTGAGGTGGGTTATGAAGGCTCTGCCTATGACCGCATCAGCCAGCTAGAAGCAATAGAGAATCTAGGCGACACCATCCGCGTCGAAGATTTTAGAACTGGGGAATCATTCCTCGGTCTGATTGAAGAGATGGACTTCATCAACCGCACGCCAACAGATAAGAGATTCTCCGGATACGGTGGAACTTTGTTGGTCACTATACGTTCAGTCTAAGGAGACTACGATCAATGAGCGCATCTGATTACGCAACCCTTGCAGTTGCAGTAACCACAATACTAGGAGCTTTGCTTACAGCAATGCGTTGGCTAGTAAAGCATTACCTAGCAGAATTGAAACCAAATTCTGGATCAAGTCTCAAGGATTCCGTAGCAAGATTGGAACGACAGGTTGAAGAAATTTATCGCATCCTTCTTACTCGCAATAACTCTTAGTGGCTGTGGCTATCAAGGCTGGGTTCGTTATCCCTGCCAAGAGTTTGAGAATTGGGAAAAGCCTGAGTGCAACCCTCCGCAATGTGAAGTAACTGGTACTTGTTCCGCTGATTTGTTACCCGAGGTATTTGATGAAACGCCCTGAAAGATATTCCCCAGAAGAACTACACGCTAGATTGATTGTCAGTATTGGAATCATTCTAGCGATTGTCTTTGCTGGCTCAGTATTCTCATTACTCTGGGCTTTAGTTTTTGTAACACAACCAATGAAGCAAGCGCCTAACGATGCTGCTTTCATTGATTTAGTCTCTACCCTGACTGTGTTCTTAACTGGAACACTTGCAGGAATCGTATCCGCTAACGGTCTAAAAAGTAAGAAAAAGGATGATGAACCAAAATGAAGCCACTTGCCAAGAAAGCCACTCCTGCCGCTATTGCTGTACTGCGCCAGGCCACAGCGATATGTCCATCTCGTATGAAAGCATCCGATGGACTCCTGCCATCAGCAGCGCATATCCATCAGAATCCCAACAGTGACCACAACACAGGCTTTGCTGTTGATTTAACCCACGATAAACTAGGTGGCATTGATTGCGATGCTCTCTTCGAGAAGCTACAAGCAGATCCACGAGTTGACTACCTGATATTCAAGGGAAAGATTTGGTCAAAGCAAAAGGGACTAAGAGCCTACAAAGGTTCCAATCCACACACAAAGCATCTTCACATCTCCATCAAACAAGGATGTGGAGGCGATACCTCACCTTGGTTCCCTTGGCTGGGTAAGCCAAAGGTTATCGCAAAGGTCAAGGCAGCAGTTAAGCCTTTGCCTAAGAAGAAAGAACCAACAAGTCCAAAGGAGTAACAATGGATAAGAAGTTACAAGCAGTACTCGCAACATATCTTCGTGCAGCAGTAGCAGCAGTGATTGCTCTCTACCTAGCAGGAGAAACAG